CCTTGCAGACGGTATCTCACTACGTCCTGGACAACGCATCTCTGCTGGTGACATTATTGGTACCCAAGGTGGTACAGGTAATGTACGATCAGCTGATGGTACTATTGCTTCAATTGACTTCCTTGCTCCTGCACCACGTGGTAGTAAGAGCATGACACCTTATGCTAATTTTGATAATCTAAGACGGTTTATTGTCTCACAAATGCAATAGAACTAATGAACGAAGACGATCTCACGCAAGAGATCCTGTTTGGTACGCCAGACATGACGGCAGAAGAGGAGCAGCAGATGATGCTGCAAGCTGAGCAAAGCCAACAAGACATGCAGCTCATGGAGAACATGGCTCGTCGGCAAATGCTACAGCAAGCGGCTCAAGAAGCTGCTCCTCAACAGCCTCAAGGATCGACGCAACAACCTGCTCAACCTACGGGTCAAGAGCAACAACAGAAGCCTAAACAAGAAGGCGGTATTGATATTGGTGGTCTTGCTAGGCAAACACTAGAAGGTGCGATGACTGTACCTGCTGGTATTATTGATTTTGGTGTAGACCTTATCAACCTGCTTCCTAGTAAAGAAGTACCTGGTATGGCTAATCCTTTCCGTCCTGACGGTAAGGTGCCTAAACTTCCTAAGTTTCAAAGTGACATCACCCAAACACTTAGAGAAATTAGTAGTGTAGTTGCTCCTACACTTCTTTTGACTGGTATTGGCGGTGGTGCTCTTAAAGGTGCTGCTAGTGCTAGTAAAGCAAAGATGCTGCAAGACCCGTTTGTTCAATGGGTAGCACCTAAGCTGTTTGCTGCTGGTGCTGGTGCTGCAGTTGACTATACTGTTCAGTTTAACCAGACTGATGATAACCTAACTGGTACACTAAAGAAATCCTTTCCTGCTCAATTTGGTTGGATTCCTGATAATGTTGCTACACTTGATAGCGATAGTCCTGATGTAAAGCGTGCTAAGAACGTCACCGAAGGTGTTGGCCTTGGTCTCTTTACTGACTTTGCTGAAGGTGTAGGTAAACTTGTCAAAGGTGTACGTGGAGTACTTCGCTCTACTCAATGGGTACCCGAGTCAGAAAAGGCTACACAGTGGTTCTCAAAGAACTTAGGTACCGAGGCAGCTGATGACATTGAGGAGGCTATTGCAGAGTCTGCTGCACGTCGCTCAGACGCTTTAGATGAGCTTGGTGAATACAACTTCTCTAAGAATGCTAATCTTGACGAACCTATGCTTGGTGTACATGACCTTTATGGTTATGAAGAATCAGGCATTCGTTCTGTAGATAACCTTGGTGTTGTAGGTGCTGCTGTTGATGTGGCGCGTATTACTAACAACATTGATAGTGTCTATGGTCGAGTAGGTAGCGTTATCTCTGAACCTGCTCTTAAGTTTGGTCTTGAAGTACCTGAAGGTATGGAGACCATTATCCGTGGTCTTGCTTCTCAACTGCAAGATGCTGGTGAGTATGGCTATAAGACTGCTTCTGGTAAGTACATCTCCCATAAAGAAATCATGACTGCTGGTGAAGAACTGGCAATGAATTTCTATAAGATGGATACACCTGAACTTCAACAAGCAATTAAGAAGTGGCAGGGTGTTGATGTAGATACAGGTGCTCCTGTACTGAAGAGTGAGGCTTATGCTGCTGTCTTCCAAACCATCAATAAGCTGATGGATGACTACGCTAACATGGATGTTATGCGTGCTCAAGCATATGTTGGTACTTCTTTTGCTGGTCAAGTCTCTGACATGGCTCAGGGTGTACGTTTGATGGACGGTACTGCTGCTGTTGATCGAGCACAAGAACAGATCCTAGATCGTCTTGAATTCTTGATGGCACAAAAGGGTATGACTTCATACTCTCGTGGTCGTGCATTGAATATGCTCAACCTTTGGAATCGTTTGACTGCCAAAGGTAGCGATGCAGCAGATGCAGCGTATGCTACTCGTATCAATAACACTATCAAGAACGAAGAGAACGCTACCCTGCAAGCTATTGAACGTATCAAAGCTGAAGCTAAGCAAACTGTTAATACCCTCCGTGAAGTAAAAGCTGAGCGTCCTGAGATGCTTGCTCCATTGATGATGGCATATGAGTTTACTGATGGTAAAGTAGACACAATCTCTAAGCTTAACAACTACGTTCGTAGCTCTCTTGGTACTCTCAGCAAAGCTTTCTTTGATGGTGAGCCTGAGATTCCTTCTGTTGTGATGCGTGGGTTCTGGTCTAACGTCTATAACTCTACTCTTTCTGCTATTGGTACCCCAATTAAAGCTGGTGTATCTAACATTGCTCTACTTGCTGAGCGTCCTATTGCTCAAGCAGCAGGTGCAATTATCAATGGAGACAACGCTGCTTTCCGTAAAGGTTGGTATCAGTACTCTGCAGCTTGGGACACACTAAGCAATGCACTTGGTTACATGAATCAGGTCTTCCGTAGGTCTGCTTCTGATCCTTATGTGATGGCTCTTCGTGAAGATACTGGTGTAGCAGATCAGCAACAGATTGAACTTCTTAAGACCTTTGCTGATGCTAAGGCACAACAAGGTGAATATGGTCCTCAAGTTATGATGTCTATTGTAGAGGCACAGAATGACTTGGCTAACCATCCTTGGTTGCGTTTTGGTCAGCGTGGTATGCAAGCATTTGACGGATTTACTCAGTCAGTTGTTGCTAACTGGGAAGCACGTGGTCGAGCTTGGGATACAGTCACTAAAGGTGGTGTGATTCCTCTTGATAAGCAAGCGTCTGATCAGCTGGCTAAGGAAGTTTATTCTGCAATGTTTGACGAAAACGATAACATTACAGACTCTGCTGTACGTTATGCATCTAGTGAGATCTCAATGGCTTTGGATAATCCAGCTAATGATGCTCTTTCTAGTCTCCTTCGTACTGCTCCTATCCTTAAACCATTCCTTCTCTTTACTAAAACTCCACTGAATATGGCTGCCTATTTCGGTACCCATAATCCTGTTGGTGCTTTTATTGATAAGGTAAATGCTTTTGACCGTGAGTTCTATGAGATGAGTGGTCAAGAGGTAGAGCAACTTCTTTCTTCTCGTGGTATTGACTACTCTCTAGACAACATTGAAAGTGTCTACACTACTGTACGTGCTGAACTGAAGGGACGTAAAGCTATTGGTACTCTTTCTGTAATGGGAGCTGTAGGTCTCTTTATGAGTGACCGTATCACTGGTGATGGTCTTTACGACAAAGAAAAGCAACGTCTACGTCGTGATGCTAATTGGCAACCTCGTTCTATTCGTGTACCTGGTGGTCAGTGGGTAAGCTATGACGGTATTCCTGGTGTAAGTGATTGGGTTGCTCTGACTGCTAACATCATGGATAACTTTGATTCTCTTAACTCTGCTGAGTTGGCTGAGAATCTACGTGCTGCTGGTTTTGTTCTTAGTGCTACTATCACTGATAAGTCTATGCTGGCTGCTCTGGAGCCGCTTAATGACGTTATCCGTGGTGATGTTGGTGCTATTAATCGTTGGACATCTTCTTTTGCTACCAGCGCTTCTATGCCTGGTTCTAGTCTGATGGCTGAATTTGGTCGTCTTCTGACTCCTAACAAGAAAGAGCTTGAGAATAACTTCTTTGATCTTGTTGCTAACCGTAACCCAATCATGAAGCAAGCTTTACCTGATGCACATGACTGGATTGATGGTGGTCTTGTTGGTGAACCTCCTAACTTCTTTGCACGGGTATGGAATACTTACCTACCTTGGAAAGTAAATGGTGAGGTGTCTCCTGAAAAGCAGTTCCTTATGGACATTGAATACGATGCACGCCCTACACTTAAGACCAATGGTCGTGGTGTAGAGTACAGCAACGAAGAACGTTCTGAAGTGACTAGCATGATGGGTAAGCAACAGATCTTCAAGCGTGAGATCCAACGTATTATGCAGACTGAAGAAGGTAAGATGTTCCGGAAGGAATTCAAGAAGGCACGAGATATGGGTCTTCAGCCTGAAGTAGAGAAGTTCAAGAACATCCATCTTTATCTAGATGCTGCTCTTCGTTCTTCTATGCGTTATGCAGAAGCACAAGTTTCTACACGTGATGGTATCCAACAAAAGGTGTACAAGAATCAAACAGTTGAAAACTTCCTGCAAGTTGGTGACCTTGATGGTGCCAAACGCTTCCTTGACAATATGAAACAAACAATGTCTTACTAAATGTAACCATGGCTTTAACTGAAATTACATACACAGGAAACGGCGGGGCTACATTTGGTCCGATTCCGTTTCCTTATCTGGAAGAAAGTGATGTCTTGATTACTATCAATGGTGCAGCAACGAGTGCATTCACTATTGATAACTCAACTAAGATCATCACATTTAGCAGTGCTCCTGCTATTGGTAGTACCATTCGTGTTTATCGTAATACTGATAACGAGACACTTGCTGCTACTTTTGTCTCAGGTTCTGCTATCCGTGCTGTTGACCTAAACGACAACTTCACTCAAAACCTATACGTCATCCAAGAGATTGACAATAACGCTGTCCAAACAGATGGTTCCACCACAATGGTTGGTAACCTTGACATGGGTGGCTATAAGATTGTCAACCTTCAAAGTGGTCCTACTGCTGATACTGATGCAGCTAACAAGCATTATGTAGACAGTAAAGTTGGTGCATCTGGTCCTCCTGGATATACCAACTGGTCTTATACTGCTGTTGGTGGTGAGACTGTTGTAGGTACCTTTGGATCAGTGCTTGAGTACCAAGTTGGTAAAGAGCAAGTCTACATCAATGGTGCCTTGCAGAAGCGCAATACAGGGTTCACCATTACTCATGACTATGCAGCAAATGACGGTAAGACTATTACCTTTTATGTTCCGCTAATTGCTGGTGACATTGTAATGGTTCGGTGCGTCAATTATCTTGCTGCTGATCCGACTGCATCTTACGATTATAGCAGGTGGACTAAGACTATTGGTGTTGGAGGTGCGTCTTCTTTGGGAGGCACCCTTCCTGGTCAACTTGGTGATGGATTTGCTATTTTGTCTTATACACCTAGCCGTGAACAAGTGTTTGTTAATGGTGCATTGCTTCAACGTGGATTAGATTACTCTGCTACAAATGGTACCACAATTAGTATACTTGGTCCTATATTACTTCAAGGCGATCAAGTTGAAGTCCACTCGAATAATTCTATCTAAATATTATGACTAATTCAAGAGATTTAGCCAACCTTGGTGGTGGTTTTATTCAAGCTGGTGGTGGTGTTCAACGAGCTGTTGAGAGCAAACTGAGTGATGTTGTCTCCGTTAAGGACTTCGGAGCCGTTGGCGATGGTATTAATGATGATGCAGCAGCAATCACAGCGGCAGCAGCTGCTCATAACGGCTTGTATTTCCCGAGTGGCACTTACAAGCTAGGAAGCACAGTAAATCTCCGAAGCAGGATGATTCTTGCAGAAGAAGCTAAGTTTGTTGGAGATCACGCTGACATTGTTCTACTTCTTGGTGGCAACGCCGCCGGAACAGATAATCCTTATCAAAACGTTAGGGCTGTATCCCGTGTTGGTGGTGATTATAGCACAACTCCTGCAGTTCGCATTCTTGGCGCTAAAAACCAGCAGATTTGGATCAAACGTTGTCCGTATATTCAGCTTTATGCTGACTCTGACCTTGGGACCATTGACAGTTGCGCGTATTCATCTTTCTGGTTTAACTACGTTGAGACTCTAGAGTTTGATACAAATCCAGCGCCTTCAGGCTCAACTACTCAGTGGATTAACGAAAATGTATTCTATTTGAATAGAATTAACACACTTCGACTTAAAGGTACTTATAACCATAACCATAACAGATTCTTGTACGGTTCATTTGAAAATGGCACGATTGATTTTCAAGTCGGATCGCACAACAGAGTAGAAAGAGTACGTGGTGAAGGTGGTTGCGATGTTACATTTGCCGCAGGAACAAACAGCAATGTTGCCTTAGCCACGTGGCAGAGTTCTGGGCGTGACTACAGTTGGCCAGGTACTGTTACAGACCTTGGTATTGGAAATCATGCCGGGCATCAGCGTTTAATTGACAACCCTTTGAGGACGCTTGTTGGGTTTACATATGCGGGTCTTCAGTACCGTGGCGATGGTAATTATAATGTACCTAATATAAGCAACATTACAATTAACGCATCTAGTTTCTCTGTAGGTAGCTTTGATTATTTTTATGATAGCGGTTTGATTCCTTGTACGCAAGCAAATATGCTTGTTGTTACTCAGCTTCTTGGAAGGATTTCTGGCGGTTTTCGGATTAACATCACAGGCTTTGATGCAAGTAAAGTTGCGATTGCTTCTACTGGATCAGATTATTACGTAAGTGGTATTGGTTCTGTTGGGTTTGGAAACTCAGCTCCGACTACATCTGATGGCGCTAAAAATAGTTCAGTCGCTTGGATAACTAATGCATCCACGGTATTTATAAGGATTAGGGCTCTTGCATCAGCGAACGCTTTAGAGGCTGAAGGGTTTTCACTTGCTGTATCTCCTACAAATAGTGATCTTGATTCATTTACGGTTGAGGCATATGCTAATACAAACACTGCCTCTAAGGAGTGTTCACTGACAAAACGCCTTACTCTTTCCGATAATGTACAAGATACCTTATTCACATTTGCAATACCAGAAGTTACAGGAAACTCGTCTAATGTTTCCTATGGATTTGAATTGTCTTATGTTGTAAGATGCAATAGAACATCAAGCACCCGTAATTGGCAAGCTTATTACGGTAAAGTTTATGGTGTTATCACTAGAGGCAGAGAGAGTGCTGCAAATGCTGCCCCTGTCTTTACCATTGATACTACCAGTAGTCCAATAGTGTCAGCTTCTTCTGGTGGTAGTGCGGCAACTATCACTTGGGCAGAATCAGTAGATGCTGGTGCTGATGATGCAGCAAAAAATGGTTATCTTGCTATTACCGTAGATAACCCGTTTAGTTCAACCAACGTTACCAACGTTGAAGCAAAAATCACCTGGATTAACTCTGGCAATCTAGACGTTACCGTATCCTAATTTGTACAAAAAAAAATGGCACTATCTAAATCAGTTACTTTGAAGAACAACTTTGGTGAGTTTACAACTTTTCCTAATGCTTACATTCGAGTTGAACGTGTTACTAATACCAAGGAGTTGTGTCGGGCTAACGTAACTACATATAAGGAGCTAGCTGGTATCCCAGTATCCGCTGATACCTATGAATTTGCACTGGATCTAGATGGAGGAAATTCCATTAAACAGGCATATGAGTACCTAAAGACTCTCGATCAATTCGCTGACGCTACCGATTGCTAATCATGATCACTATTCTCGGCATCAAAGTGTCCTATGAGGCACTTGCATTCTTCGCTCTTTTTATCGGTTCTGAAATCATCGGTGCTTCTAAGCTCCGTGAGAACAGCATCGTTCAGATTCTCCTTCGTGGTGTTGAAGCTATGAAAGCTCACCGCACTGAGGATGACAAGATCCAACGTATTAAGGATACCTTTAAGTAAACATCATGGTACTGCTAGA